TTTGACTCTGAATTAAAACTGAAAGGCCATGTGACCGTTGCGATCAACGGCGAAGTGGTTCAAGAGATCCCGAACTTGGTTGTCACATCTGGCAAGGCATACGTCACATCGCGGATGAAGGACACCAGCAAAGGCGCGATGAGCCATATGGCTGTTGGTACGTCGGCTACAGCGGCGGCTGCGAATAACACCGCGCTCGGAGCAGAGGTTGCCCGTGCTGCGTTGACTTCGAGCACTGTCTCAAGCAACACGATTACTTACGTCTGCACGTTTGCTGCTGGCACTGGAACTGGCGCTTTGACTGAAGCGGGCATCCTGAACGCCAGCTCTAACGGCGATCTTTTATGCCGAACCGTGTTTTCAATCGTGAATAAAGGTGCAAACGATGCCATGACAATTACGTGGGTCATTACCGCTTCTTAACCGAGAGAGCATAGATGTCTGTAAAATTTAGCAACAATGCTAAGACGACGCTGTCGTCAGGGATCACAAGCTCCGCTACGTCGATTGCCGTTGCGGATGCTTCCGTGTTTCCCTCTATTTCGGGCAGCGAGTACTTCTATGTAACTTTTGAAGATCTCAGCGGTAACGTAGAGATCGTGAAGGTCACAGCGGTTAGCTCGAACACCCTGACCGTAGTTCGGGCGCAAGAGAGCACGACCGCTAGAGCTTATGCGTCGGGCGACAAAGCTGAGAACCGCTTAACTGCTGGTAGTTTGAACGATGTTTCAGATCAGACCGTTGCTCTGACAGGTGCTGGCGCTACGACTGTCAGTGGGACGTACCCTAACTTCACGATCACCAGCACGGACAACAACACCACCTACACGGTAGGTGACGGTGGTCTGACGCAAAACAACTTCACCAATGCGTTGAAGTCCAAGCTAGATGGTGTTGAAGCCAGCGCAGATGTCACTGACGCGACGAACGTAACGGCTGCTGGTGCGCTGATGGACAGCGAGCTTACCGCTATAGCCTCTGTGAAAGCGCTGAATCAAGGCGTAGCGACCACTGACAGCCCTGCGTTCAATAACCTAACCCTGAATGGCACCGGCTCGGTTAAGGTTCCAACTGGTACGACCGCTCAGCGAGACAGCAGTCCTGCTGCTGGCATGTTCCGATTTAACAGCACAACCAGCCAGTTTGAGGGTTACACGTCAGGTTGGGGCGAGATTGGTGGCGGTGGAGCCGATCTAAACGTCAACACGTTTACTGGTGACGGATCAACAACCGCTTACACGATATCGTCATCCCCGTTGATCGCGAATACGCTCATTTACATCGACGGCGTTTACCAAAACAAGTCCGCTTATTCCGTCGCTAACGACGTTATAACCTTCTCAGCCGCGCCCGCTAGCGGGTCAGTCATCGAGGTTACTGCGGCTACAATTGCTGAAGTCTCTACGACATCAACAACTTTTGTGGTCACGCAGCTTACAGGTAACGGCTCAGCTACCGCGTTTACGCTCGCCGCGCAGACTGTCGAGAACAACACTAACGTGTACTTCGACGGCGTGTACCAAAGCAAGGCGAACTACTCAGTATCTGGAGCTACGATAACTTTTAGCACCGCTCCAGAAAACGGTGTGGCTATCGAGGTCATGAGTTCTGAGGGGGTCACGCTCAGCATCGGCACCCCAGACAATAACTCAGTGAGTACCGTAAAGATCGCGGACGGCGCGGTGACTCAAGCTAAGATCGCGAACGACGCCGTTGGCTCGGATCAGCTTGCGACGAATGCCGTAGTCACAGCCTCGCTGGCAAACGACGCGGTGACGGCAGCTAAAATTGCTTCAGAACCCGTTGCGGTTGGCATAACAACGGTTGTTGCAAGCGCCAATATGACCGCGACGGTAAATACGCATGTCTATGTAGATACCGCTGGCAGAACCATCACGCTTCCTGCTTCACCGACTATAGGTCAACGAGTTCTGGTTACTGTCGGTAACTTTGATGACACCGTGATCGGTCGTAACGGCAGCAACATCATGTCCAGCGCGAGCGACATGACGTTAGATCAAATTCACTTATCACTACAATTTATATACACGAACGCTACGGTCGGGTGGGCAATGTCATGAGTAAATTTTCTGATTTTGTATCTGGCGGTAGCGCTGGTGCTGACATTAATGAATACAGGTTTTATCCAGACAGGGGAGATGTTTGGACTGACAGCAACGGTTTCGTTTGGATGAAGAAAGGCGCTAGGACTCTAGACGCCACAACCTACCCTGATGCATATGCGGTCGATTCTGCGGTTTCACGAACCACTGATTACCAATCAGACGATTACACGGGCGATGGCCCAATGGCCATATCTTCAGACGGCGCGTGGGCTATCGTTGCCTACAACGGCTACGCTACGTCATACAGACAGACTAATATTGCAACAGACACAACTACAGCCAATACATCTTTCCCTAGCTCAGGTAGTCATTACGCGACTATGGGGCTTGCTTACATTAAGTGTAATGCATCAAACCAATCATCGATAACTAACGCCAACAATTATTTTGTTATTAGAAGCGAAGTTGTACCTTCTAACACCTCTGACATGAGGCTACGCATGTACTCTCTAGTAGGAGGGTCTGGTACTGACGCTGGAAAACCCTATCAGTATATGAATGATACGGCCCTGAGAGATACTTCGGGAAACAAATTGTTCTCACAGTACGGCTATGGAGCCGCTTATGGTGTTGGGGAGCTCCACTGGGATCCTTCTAGCCGAAAGCTGTACTTTATGGCTCAAACAAGCACTAACTGCCATTTGTTTGTTTATCACTGGAACGGCGCAGGGTTTGGATACAATAATTATAACGCACCTAGCACCACCAACAACGCCACCACTCAAATAGATTGGAGAACGCAAGCTGGGAATAACGCATCTACGATTAACAAAATGTCAGGTGATGCTACCCATCTATATGTGGGCTATTCCGCTTCCGGCGGCACGAAAATACGCAAAATTTCAAAGTCAGGAAATCTAAGCTGGTCGAGCGGCACAGACTTGGGTTTCGTCAAAGTTAGTGGGGATACCGGGGCGAACGTCTTGGTTGATTATTCTACTTACTTTTCTAAGGAGGGTATGAGCTACCCGCCGAGTTACTACAAGACAGTGAATTCCGTTACTAAATTCATGGCTGGAACTAACAGTAGCGGCTCTAAAAGGCTTAGAGAGTTTGCTCTGAACACCCCTGTCATTGGGGAAGATTCACCTGATTATCGTGCCGCTAAAACGCAATATCAGAGGATCAAGTGATGATTAAAATGACGGCCCCGTCTCCAATGGCAGCAGAAGAGGCTGCAAGATCTTGGCGTGATGAAGAGCTAAAAGCTACAGACTACATCGTACCTTTGTCCGATCATCCACAACGAGCGGCTTATATGACGTTTAGGACTGCTTTGCGCGACTGGCCCGAGCATGAAGGCTTCCCTGACATTCGACCCGTGTTAGGAGACTAATATGCCGCTCACTACCATAAAAACAACGGGTGTTACCAACGACGCGATTACGGCTGACTTGATTGCTGACAGCGCGGTCGGCACTGCGGCAATAGCAAACAACGCCATTACGTCTGCAAAAATAACTGATGGCGCTATAACATCCGCGAAATTATCAGCAGGCGCTGGTGGAGCTTTCAATAACTTCTCCATCAAGACGGGGAACTATACAGCGGCTACTCGCGACCAACTCATAGTCAACTCATCAAGCGCGGTGACTATTACGCTGCCCTCAAGCCCCAGCGCTGGCAACGTGGTTTTCATCAAAAACGCAGGTACTGGCACGGTCACGGTAGCTCGCGCTGGATCACCCATTAATTCGACAGCAGACAACGGTGAGCTTGCGGCGAACGCTGCTGCAACCCTGGTTTACGTCGATTCCACCATCGGCTGGAAGGAACTTTAGATGGCTATTAAACTAGGTGGCGGTAGCGCTGGTGCTGAGATTAACGAGTACCGATGGTTTCCCGATAAAGGGAATATCTGGACGGGCAGCAACGGCTTTGTTTGGCTAAAAAAGGGCGCTCGAACCCTCGACACAACAACTTACCCAGATGCCAACGCTATCGGCGGTGCGCTATCTAGGAGCACGGATTATCAAGCGGCGGCTGCGAGCGGCGGTACTAGCCCTGGGGGTCTGGGCGTCAGTTCAGATGGCGCGTGGGCGATCAATTACACGACGTCCTATAATGGGACTTGGTATCAGACGGATATAGCATCAGACACTGTAAATGCTCCAAACCAAAACTGGCCCGGTACGGGCGGTGGCTGGATCATGGGGACAGGTTACATCAAATGTAACGGTAGCAATCCGCAATCAAGCATCGCAAACGCGAACGATTATTTCGCGGTTGCTTTAGTTACCTTCAGCGGTAGTAATCTCGTCCTTTATGCGGCTAGTCTAGTCGGCGGCTCAGGAACAGACGCAGGGAAACCTAGCAGTAACGCGAATAGTTTCTCACTAAAAGATTCAGGCGGTACGCTTTTGAGTGCCTCGCCTTATACATATACCACCCCGGGCCAGCCTGCCTGCATTCACTGGGATCCTGTGAATCGCAGACTGTATGTGATGCTGGCTTACTCCAATAACAGATGCCATCTGTTCGTGTATTACTTAAACAGCTCAACATTTGGACACACTGGTTTTAGTATTTCGTCGAATCAGGATCGCGCAAATGTAGTGATCGATTGGCAGTCACAGTCAAGCAGTGGGACAGATGCCGCTTATTCGATAGATTCGATGTCCGGTGACTCGACGCATCTCTACGTTGGCTACTATACCCTTGCGGTTGATTCTGACGGCTATCGTGAGAATAAAATTCGTAAAATACCGCTGTCAGGTAACCTCAGTTGGTCTAGTGGAACTGACGTAGCTGGTTCGGTATCTGTCCCGGGTTCGCAGGGACAGAGTGTTCTAATTCAAAATTCTAACGGCACTTGGAGCGTTGAAACGCTGGAGGAGCTGCCCCGCTATTACAAGACCGTCAACTCTGTCCCTAAGTTTTTGGGGCACGGCAATGGCACCAACGCCTTGCGCGAGTTTGCTCTAAACGTCCCTATTATCGGCGAAAATTCTGGCTCGTTCAGCTCTCGACAGAATCAAACCCAATACCAGAGGATCAAGTAATGGTTGGCATGACCGTATTAAATCCAATCCAAGCAGCTCGCAAGTGGCGTGACGAAGAACTACAACGCACAGACGTTGCCGCGACTGTTTCTGATTTCCCGAACGCAGAGGCAGTGATTGCGTATAGACAGCTTCTTCGCGACTGGCCCGCTAGTGACGATTTCCCAACTACTCGTCCAGTGTTAGGAGCCTGACATGCCGACAACAAAGATCAAAGCGACTAGCATTGCAGACAACGCTGTGACTTCCGCAGCCATAGCTGACGACGCGATCACAACCGCTTTAATCGCAGACAACGCTATTGGTTCAGCAGCCGTATCGAACAACGCGATTACCACCGCAAAGCTGGCGGATGCCAACGTCACGACCGCCAAACTAGCGAATACAAGTGTCACATCCGCTAAATTGTCAGGCGCTCTTACAACGCCGAGCAGTCTGACGCTCGGTGGAGACTTGATCATCAACACCAACAACATTAGTGGTGGTGATTATTCGAGCTTACAGCCAGAACAAGTAACGGCTTCTGTATCGTCCACGCACAACATCGATATGAACAAGCCCCTTCATATCATTACTTTGTCAGCTTCAACGACCTTCAGCTTTACGAACCTCGCTGAAGGTAAGATCACCATGATCAAGATGAATGCTGCGAGCGGCAGAACCCCTAGCTTTGGATCAAACACGAAATGGCCTGCGGCTACGGAGCCGACTTGGGCGGATCACGTTTACTGGCTAGTTTCGGTGATTGGTCACAGCGGCACCATTACGCTTGCTTCGGCTACTGGATTCACGGTCTAGGTAAGTGAGCCTACCTACGAGCTTTTTTATTGGTAAAGGAGCCACAGTCGCATCTGGCCCGCGATGGCATATTTTGATGGCGGCTACAGGAACCAAATCAACAAGCCGTACCGAGGCGCATTTTGCGAACCCCGGAACATCTTCATTCTTGAGTGCCACTAAATCATCAACAGGCGCGGGTTCAAGAACCGCAATAGGCGATGGCGAAGGCGTATACAAGGCGTTCTTTGATTGCACCAACGTCACGAAGTTCGCTTACATAAACGGCAACGGAAATTTAACAACTCCGTCTTCTAACTCTATCTATGCGGTCTACGAAACAAATTACAGCAACAGCCGGAATACTTCAGGTAACGAAAGCATTTATGACATCCTAAAAAGAATAGGCACTGCAATGAACGCTAATAATT